CACGGGCAAGAAAATAAACGGGTGAAATCATGGACGACAAGAAGAAAAACAAGGTCGGCCGAAAATGTAAATACGAGACAGTCATCGAGCCGAACCTTCCGCTGATCCGCGAGATGTATCAATTCATGGACGAGAAGCAGATCATCGCGTGCTTTAACATCAGCAAAACATCATGGTATGAATACAAGCACAAATTCCCGGAGTTTTCGGAGTCGCTCGCGCTCGCACGCGTGAGATTAGCGACAAATCTCAAAACGACGCTCAAGATGAAGGCGCTCGGCTATCGGATCCGCGAGACGCACGAACGGATCGCAGTCGGAGACGACGGAGGCTATAAAGACATCTACGAGAAGGAAGTCGCGCCGGACTTCGCCAGCATCGACCGACTTCTGCAGAATATAGATCCGACCTGGCGCACCGAGGACAGCGGAGCGCGGGAACTTAAGAAGCAGCAGACCGACATCGCTCAGCAGCGAGTCGACAATGCCGAATACCAGTAAGGAGGGCCAGCATGGGAACAATTATTCCGAAACCTGTCGCAGGAAAGACAAACGTCGGTCTCGTCGCATATTGCGACGCGCAGCTCGGCCTTCCGTACTGGAACGCAACGTTCGGACAGACCGCGAGCGCAGCGCTTTACGAGTACGAGAAAGCGAGACATCCGAAGTATTACACGGCGAAGGATTTCCCGGAGCAGTACGGGCTTCGCGTTCACGACTGCGGCGGCCTTGTCAAGGGTTACCTTTGGAGCGAAACACCGACGAGCTCACCGAAGTACAACAGCGCACAGGATTGCAACGCCGAAATGTTTTACGACAACGCAACGGAAAAGGGAGAGCTGACGGCAGCGGTCGCAAAGACGCTCAAGAAGGGGATGCTTGTTTACAACAAGACAAAATCCCATGTCGCCGTTTACAAGGGAAACAACAAAGTCGACGAAGCTCGCGGGCACTCATACGGAGTCGTCGAGAGCGAGCTCGATCTTTCCCGGTTCAAGTGGTGGTCGAATTGCGTGTTCGTAACATACGAGAAGGAACCGGATCCGGCTCCTGCACCGGTGAACAAGATCACGATCGACATTCCGCCGACGCTCAAGAACGGAAGCAAAGGGCAGGCCGTGAAAGTATGGCAGGAGATCGTCGGCGTGACGGCAGACGGAGTCTACGGATCAAAGAGCATTTCTGCAACAAAGGACCTGCAGAAGAAGGCCGGGATCCAGGTCGACGGAATCGTCGGCAAGGACACATGGACGGCAGGACTTAACACGTTATGAGTTTCACGCTTGATACATTTTACCGGTCGAAGGAATGGGAGCAGCTGCGCCGCGTGATCATCGCGGAGCGCACGAAGCCGGACGGCTTCATCTACGACGAAGAGACCGGAAAGCCGATCGTCAACGCTTACGACCTGATTCTTCATCACAAGGTCTTTTTGACAGAGGAGAATGTGAACGACTTCGAGATCAGCCTCAACCCGGCGAACATCGAAGTCGTCTCACATAAGACGCACAACTTTATTCACGACCGGCTCGGCGCGAGCAGAAAAGAAATCTTCCTCGTGTACGGTCCGCCGCTCGCAGGAAAGACAACCTGGGTGCGTGAGAACAAAGGCCCGAACGATCTCGTCGTCGACATCGATTCGCTCTGGGAAGCGATCACCGGCAAGCGCTACGTTAAACCGTGGAAGCTACGCAGCATCGCATTTCGGATGCGCGACGATCTGCTCGACGCGATCAAGTTTCGATTTGGCAAATGGTCGAGCGCGTACATCATAGGCGGCTATGCTTCCGCCGGAGAACGCGAGCGCCTGGCGCAGGAACTCGGAGCACGACTCGTGTTCATCGAGGCAACACAGGACGAATGTCTGACGAGACTCGCGAACGACACCGAACGCGACGCGGAAGAATGGAGCAAATATATCTTTGACTGGTTCGACCTGTACGGCGACGGATCCTCGACACCCCCCGCAGAAAAATTTTTCTGACGGCCGCGGGGACTGCGGGGAGACCTTAATTTTCGCAGAAACCGAAAAATCGAGATTTTGAAATTCAAAAAACCGGAAAAACCGGGAACTGGTCGGAAATAAAAGGAGGAACCGCGAAAACATGGAAAATATCATCTACACCGACGCGGACCTCAACGCCTTCCTGGTTGCGAACGAGGAGCAGTCCGGGAATACGATCGAGGTTGTGATTGAGGCAGACTCGACCGCAAGCCAGGAGCTCACGATCACGGCAGGCGACGCGAGCGTCACCGTGCAGATTACGCCGAGCTCGAAGAACGTTGTCGACGTTCCGGCGATGCTCTGGAACTTCGGAGACGTGACGACGATCACGCTTTCGAAGGGCGGCACCGATGCCGGAACGATTACGATCAATTTTCCGGGCGCCATCGATTCCGACGCGGCACTGAATGAGACAGAGACCGACAACGAATTCACGATGCAGGGATCCGCGAGCGTTCAGGAGCAGATCGTCAGCCTGCAGGAGAGCGTCGAGCGCGTGTCCGCGCAGACGCTGGCATATATTCTACCGTCAGCGGTCGATCAGTCCAGCATTGCGGACGGCGGAAACAGCACGACGGAAACGTTCGAGTTTGAGGCCGGTGCCGAGGACGTCAAGGTCTCGTTCTTTACATGTATTCAGTTTTTGGCGTCGACGACCGTCACTGCTGCCGATGCTTACGAAGATCTGAACCTCACGATCACGATCTCGCTTGACGGCGTCGCGGTCGCAACGATACTTCAGGCATACAGAGACGGGCGCCAGGTGCTCATGCTGAACCATCTCGTCGAGAACATCAGCAAAGGCAACCACACGCTAACCTTGAACATTGCAACTGCAGGCGGATCCGTTTCGGTGATGCAGATCATCGCCGCATATCTGCTCACGGCGAAGAGCACCGGCGGCGGAAGCGTCAGCACGCAAGCATTATTCACAAACGGAGAATGGTCTCCTGGCGTGCTTGCGGACGGGTTAAGCGCTGAAAAAATGACTGAAAGCGCATACATAAACGGTGTAGAAAATAGCGTGATTAAAAAAAGCATTGCGTCAACAAATCACGGAGCTATGCCGGGCAAGTCGACGCTGTCGTCATGGTTTTTGACTTCTTTTGTTTTGCTGTATGGCGAGTATTACGCAGAAAACTTTTATATGCAAACTGACGGAGTTTACACAAAGGCAGGAAGCACAGGCGAATCACTTTCGCCGACGGGAAAACCTGTCGGATATACGAACGTTCAGTTTTGCATACCAATTAAAAGAATGTCCGGCTTTAATATTTTGAAGTACGAAGGAAAAACGAGAAAAAATAACGGATATAATGCCGGAGGAACTGATGCGAATAATGTTTGCATCGGAGCCGGAGCAATAGTAAACGGCGTGTTCGTTGTCGTGCGTGATGATATTCATTCATCCGTCAATGAATGGACAACTTACACGGTCGACATCTCTTCTCTGCCGTATATTGATTATATAGTTTTATACGGAACCGACGGCGCACCTGAGTATAAAAGCATATCGCTAATGAAAGCATAAGGGAGTTTCAGATGGCAACATATACTGGAGCGGATAAAGCAATCGGTTTTTTGTTTGATATGGTCGCGAATATTGCAGGCGATTATAGCAGCTCGAACACTTACGCTCTCGACGCGTACACGATATACGAAGGCACGCTTTACAAGTGCATAAACCCGATAAGCACTCCGGAAGATTTCACTCCTGCACACTGGCAGGCTGTCCTGATCATGGACGAAGTCGCGGCAGGTGGCGGCGGCGGAGGTGGCGGCACGACCGTCATCGCGAACCCGAGCGGAACAGCGACCGAAACACTCAACAAGCTACAAGTTGAAACAACAATTTACTCCATACCAAGTGGCGGTGGCGGTGGTGGTTCGGTTACGGTGTTGTGTGATAATACGGATTACACGGTACAGTCAGGAACCGCGCAAGTAAACAGAACATATCAACTTTCAGACAGTGTTGCAAATTACGACGTTATCGTCGTGCTGGCATTTATGTACAACGGAAGCCTCGGCCATTTTATTTTGGCGGCTCAGTCGATACCGAACGGAAGTATATTCGCAGCAAATCCGTCTGATGTCGTCAATAGCTTTTGCCTGAGTGGAGGTATAGAAGCACGTCAGCTGCGTTTTGGATTTAGCTCGAATACTGAAATAAAAACGGTAACTGTTTCACGATACAGCGGCGAGGAGCCTAGACTTCATCGCGTTTATGGGATCAAGTTATAGGGTGGATTATGGCAAAGCAGCAAATCGACAATCGCAGGATCCGGGAGCAGGAGCTGATCGCGATCGCTCGCGCAAAGGGAGACGAGGCGACGGCCCGGCAGCTGATCGAGGACATCGCCTTCCTGGAGGAGCGGCTCGCGGAGCTGCGGCGCCTTCCGCATCTGCGCATTGATCCGAAGAACCCGGAGCGCCAGAAGGCGACACCGGCGGCGAGGCAGTACAAAGAGATGCTGCAGCAGTACACGAACAGCTTAAAGCTGTTTATGAAAATCTGCGGCGAACTCGAAGAGGAAGAGATGGAGAGCCCGCTTCGGGCATGGTTGAACCAGCGGAGAACCGGATGAGATGGACGGCAGACAATAGCGAACTCCTGCGTTACAAGGCGGAGATCGAAGTCGGGAGGATCCTCGTCGGGCGCGAGCTCTGGCAGGAGCTCGTCAACCTCGAAGAAGATCTTCGGCACAATGACAATTTTATATACAACACCGAGGACGCGCTGCTCCGCATGGATTTTATGGAGAACTGCATCCGGCTGACGAAGTCGCCGTTCTACAATCAGCAGATGAAGCTCCTGCAGTGGCAGAAGGCATTCATCGAAGCGCTTTATTCGTTCAAAATGGCGAGGGAATGGAGCGAGGGAAAGAACATCGACCGGTTCACGCGGGCGCTGCTCGAGATCGCGCGGAAGAACGCAAAAAGCGAGATGTGCTCTGGGCTTATCAACTCGGAGCTGATCGTCGGACCGGAGGGCGCTGACATCGTCTGCAGCAGCAACGACGACAATCAGGCAAGCATCGTTTACGACGCGGTCGACACGATGCGAAGTCTTTATGATCCGAGAGACACCGACACGAAACGGAACCAGCGCTTCATCCTGAACAAAACGTCGAACTCGAAGATCTTCAAGCTCTCGGACCGGACTCGCAACAAGGAGGGCCGGAACATTGACTTCGCGATCGTCGACGAGGCTCACGAGATGAAGAGCCCGGACATCGTGAAGAGCATCGAGCAGTCGCAGTCCGTAAAAGAGAACCCGAAGCTGATCATCATTACGACGGAAGGATTCGTCCAGGACGGCTTTCTCGACGCGGAGCTCCGCAGGGCGCGAAAGATCATCGCGCGGGAGGATGACACGGAGTCAGGAGAACGGATGCTTCCCTGGCTGTGCACGCAGGACAACGAAACGGAAGTCTTTACAAATCCGAGGAGCTGGCAGAAGTCGAACCCGTCGATCGGGATCATAAAAAAAGAGTCCTACCTGCGGGAGCAGGTCGAGCTCGCAAGGCAGAGCAAGGCGGACCGGATCTTTGTCCTGACGAAGGATTTCAACATCAAGCAGAACGGATCGCAGACCTGGCTCGCGCTGGAGGATTACAACTACAAGGCGACGTTCGATCCGGAGGAGCTGCGCGGATCCTTCTGCATCGGTCACGTCGACCTCGCAGAGACGACAGACCTTACCTGCGCGAAAGCGATGATCCTCGCGCCGGACGGCCGAACGAAATACATCTTGACGCAGTATTTCATCCCTGAGAGCAAGCTCGAGCCCGACAAGGACGATCACGCGGACGGCGCGAAGTACAAAGAATGGGCGAAAGACGGTTACATCACGGTCTGCGAAGGAAACGAGACCGACCTCGCGCTCGTCGCGGAATGGTTCTATCACTTGCAGGTCGACCTCGGAATAAAGCTCTTCAAATGCGGATATGACCAGCGCTTCGCAAAAGAATGGCTCGCAGCGATGGACGGTTACGGCTGGAGCAAGCAATACGGCGACGTCGAGATGATCGTTCAGAACGCGGAGGTCCTGAACAACGCGCTAAACCTCACCGAGGCGGAGCTGAAAAGCCGCAACGTGAATTACAACGAGAACCCGGTCGATCGCTGGTGCTTTTCAAACGCATGCCTCAAGCTAAACGACCGGCGGCAGGCGCTATGCGTAAAGACGGCAAACGGAAAGAAAATCGACGGTGCGGTCACGCTGATCTCGCTGTTTGAATTATACAGGCGTTACAAGAGCGAGCTTCGGAAGCTCGCGGGAATAGGAGGCAACGAAACAAATGGGAATCCTTGATTTTCTCCGCAAGGCTCCGAAGCAGCCAACGACGACACCGGCTCCGACGCTTAACGGATGGATGCCGATGTATTCGCAATTCGGGCAGAACATCTTCGCGAGCGATGTCGTGCAGCAGGCGCTGAAATGCATCGTCGACGAGGTGAAGAAGCTCAAGCCGACGCATGTCCGCTACAAGGACACGGATCCGGTTCCGGTCAAGGGAAGGCTGCAGGACGTACTCGCGGAGCCGAACGCGCTCATGACGCAGTCGGAATTTCTCGAGAAGGTGACCTGGCTCCTGCTCCTGAACTATAACGCGTTCATCATTCCGAGCTATTACATCTGGACGGACGAAACGACCGGAGAGCAGCGCAGGCAGTATGCCGCGCTTTATCCGATCCAGCCGACCGAGGTCGAATTCGTCGAGGACGCAGCAGGGCAGATGTTCGTCACGTTCTGGTTCGCAAACGGATTCAAAACGAACCCGATTGACTATCGCGACGTGATACATCTTCGCTACAACTACGGCATCAACGAGTATATGGGTGGCGACATGAACGGGCAGCCAGACAACTCGGCGATTCTGAAAACGCTCGACCTGAATCATCAGGTCCTGCAGGGAATCGCGAAGAGCCTCAAAGCAAGTTATTCGATTAACGGCGTCGTTAAATATAACACGGTCATGGACGCCGGAAAGACCGAGAAGGCGCTGAAGGAGCTCGAGCAGAAGCTCGAGAACAACGAGAGCGGGTTCCTTCCGCTCGACATGAAGGCGGAGTTTACGCCGCTCGAGCACAAGGCCGGAAGCGTCGACGCTGCAACGCTGAAATTTATCGACGACAAGATCCTCAGAAACTGGGGAATCCCGCTCGCGATCCTGACCGGCGATTACAATCACGAACAATATGAAGCGTTCTATCAGAAAACGCTCGAGCCGCTGATCATTTCCTTCTCACAGGCATTCACGAAAAAGCTGTTCACGCAGCGCGAGAAGGCGTTCGGAAACAAGATCGAATTCCTTCCGAAGAACCTCGTTTTCCTCAGCATGGGGCAGACGCTCGAGATGATAAACATTCTGGCACCGACCGGAGCGATGTTCGAGAACGAGAAGCGCGTCGCGCTCGGGCTCCCGCCTTTGCCGGAGCTCGAAGGAAAGCGCTACATGTCACTGAACTGGATCGAGGCAAACAAGGCCGCGCAGTACCAGACCGGCGAGACCGAGAACGTCGAAGTCATCGATGAAGAAAAACAGACGATATAGGAGGCACACATGGAAAAGGACAAGAACAAGCTCCCGGAGCTGGAGCGCAGAAGCTATCTCTGCGAGGTCCGCGCAGACGGCGAGGACGAAGCACGCGAGGCGACGATCATCGGGCGCCCGATCGTGTTCGGATCCCGGACGGATCTCGGATGGTTCGATGAGATCATCGAGGCGGGAGCGCTCGACAACACCGACCTCAACGATGTGCGCTTCCTGGTCAATCATGATTTTTCGCGGATCCCGCTCGCACGGTCGCGCAGGAACAACGCGAACAGCACAATGCAGCTGCTTCCTGACGAGGCGGGCCTGATGATCCGGGCAACGATCGACAAGGAAGCAAATGCGGACGCAAGAGCACTCGACTCAGCAGTCCGCCGCGGCGACATCTCCGGAATGTCGTTTGCGTTTTCCGTTTCCGGCGAGGCGTGGGATGATCTCGACACCGAGCATCCGACGCGCCGCATTACTGAGATCTCAAGCGTCGTCGAGGTGTCCGCCGTGACATTCCCGGCATACGACGCAACAGAGATATATGCCCGTTCCGCTGAGGCGCTGGAGAGCGCGAAAGCGACGCTGGAGAGCGCCAGGGCGAAGAAACAGGCAGAGGAGAGATCCGAAGCACAAAAAGAACTCGAGCTGGCAAAAGCACGGCTCGAACTTATCAAATCTATCGGAGGTACAAAACGATGAGAGAACTGCTTGAGAAGCGCCTCGCGGCTATCGCAGCGCAGATCAACGACATCACCGCACGCGCTGAGGCGTCTCAGGACGCAGCAGAGGTCCGCTCCATGACGAAACAGCTCGCAGAGCTCAAGTCCGAGGAGAGCGAGATCCGCGCGAGCCTTGCAAAGGCTGAGCAGATGACTCCGCCTGCAGGCGCAACTCTGGTTAACGCCGGAGCACAGCATTTCAACACTAAGAGAAGCGAGAACTCCCTCGAGTCGATGGAGTATCGCGAAGCATTCCGCGACTACGTTCAGCGCGGAGTGGCGATCCCGGCAGAGTTTAGATCCGGCACCGCAAACACGACCGCAGACACGGGCGCAGCAATCCCGATTACGGTCATGAACGAAGTTATCAACACCGTTCGCAAGCGTTACGGCAACCTTTACGACAAGGTCCGCAAGACCAACGTTCCGGGCGGCGTTAAGATCTCCGCAGGCGCTCTGCAGGCATCCTTCAAGTGGATCACCGAGAGCACCGTTTCGCCTCGTCAGAAGGCGGGCGAGCTTGCAGCCGTTACGTTCGGCTCCAATGTTGCTGAGATCCGCATCGCGACCTCTTTCCTTGCAAACCTTCTCACGCTTTCCGCGTTTGAGGCTGCTCTGGTTGAGGTGATCGCGGTTGCGTACAGAAAGGCAATGGACGAGGCGATCGTGCTCGGCTCCGGCGACGGCGCTCCTCTGGGCATCCTGAACGACGCACGCGTTACGCATGTTGTCGAGATGACCGCAGCGAAGTTTGCAAACTGGAAAAACTGGAGAAGCGACTTCTTCGCGAAGCTGCCTCTCGGCTATCGCTCCGGAGAGTTTATCTTCGCAGCATCGACGGTTGACAGCAAGCTGCTCACCATGAGCGACGACAACAACAACCCGATCTATTACCTGGCTGCCGGCCTTGTAGTAGGAGACGGAGACGCTCAGAATCCGACCGGCCGTTTCTTCGGTCGCGAGGTTTCGCTTGTTGAGCCGGACATCCTTCCGGATTTCGACACCGCAGATGCTAACAGCATCGTCGGCATCTACTGGCAGCCGCAGGACTACATGGTCAACGAGAACTTTGGTTTCACCATTCGCCGCTACTTCGACGAGGAGACGAACGAGTGGATCGACAAGGCTCTGATCGTGGTCGATGGCAAGCTGCTCAACGCTGAGGGCGTTTACCTGATCAAGAAGGTTTCCGGCTGACGAAAGGAGGTCCTAAACCATGACGAATCTTGAGGCTTTGAAAGCGCTTTATGCAGCGCTCGGTGGTGCATCCACCATTCCGGCAGACGCGACAAACGCGGACGTGATCAACATGATCGCAACGCAGGCGGCCGTCGTCGTCGGCAAGACGCTTCCGGCAGTAGGAACCGCTGGCCAGGTGCTGACCGTTAAGAGCAACGCATGGAAGGCGGCGGACATTCCGTCGCAGCTTCCGGCCGTAACCTCGGAGAACGCAGGTCAGGTTCTGACCGTAAACGCTGAGGGCAAATGGGCAGCGGCAGCTTTGCCGGGCGGCTGATAAATAAACACAGGAGGACACAACAATGATCAACTCTAACAGAGTCGTGAGCGTTACGAGAACCGACCTTCTCTCGCTCTATGCGACCATTTTGCAGATCAAGGGCGGCCTGAGCCTTGCGAAGATTTCCGCGACGAATCCCGGCGAGTTTGTACTCAGCACCGGCAGCGGAAACAAGATCGCAGACGAGCCGATCAAGTCGCTCGAGTTTGGCTCCGTTACGTCGATGGTCGTGTACTTTGTACCGGCGTTCGATTTTGACGGATTTTATGTAAGCGGCACAAAGAAAGTGCTCGCTGGCGACGATGTAATCGCAGACAGCGCGACGCTTTACACGGCAACGCTTTCCGACGGCACCGTGACGATCGCTAAGATCGGCCTTTGATGATAAAAGACACAGGAGGCAAACACCATGAGCGACACTATCGCAACAGTTGAAGATCCGATGCTGACGTCGGTCAAAAAAGCGCTGAACATCGGCGGAACGTACCAGGACGCAGCGATTCAGGAATACATCAACGAGGTTAAGGCGTTTTTGAGCGCTGCCGGAGTTTCCGAGGCGAACATGACGCCGGGCCTTGTCGCTCGCGGTGTTGCGGATCTCTGGCAGTATGGAGCGGGCGAGGGAAAACTCTCGGAGTATTTCATGCAGCGCACGATCCAGGCCGCCTATACGGACTGAGGAGGCAAGCATGGCAGCATACAAACCGCACACACCATATAATGTGCCTTTTTTCCTGCAGACGCCGACTGTGTCGATCGTTAAGGGCATCCCTTACAAGACATACACCGAGGCCCAGACGCCGCGCTTTTGCAGCTTTCGGACGTTCGGAGGCACCGAGAACACGGAAAACGACCTTTACACCGTGATCGACACGGCAACGGTCGAAACCTGGTTTGATCCGGCAATAACGGCGGCGTGCCGTATTCGCGTCGCGCCGACCGACGGATCCGGGACCGGGAAGGTTTACGAGATACTCGGAACGCCGGAAAACATCGAAATGCGCAATCAATTTGCGGTGTTTAAGGTCCGGGCAATCACCGGAGGAGCATAAACGATGGCAAAGAAACGGTTCGGGCTTGAATTCGGTGCGATCGCAGAACTCGCGGAGAAATACGAGAAGCTCGGCGGAAGCCTGAAAGAGGTCACGACGAAGGCTCTCGAATTCATCCCGGACGAAGTCAACCCGGAACTGTCGAAGGCTATCGCAACGCACCGAAGGACAGGAAAGACGGCGGCAAGCCTCGCCAGAGACCAAAAGGTCGAATGGCAGGGCACGGTCGCAAGTATAGCGGTCGGTTTCCAGCTGAAGCAGGGCGGCTTCCCGAGTATTTTTCTGATGTACGGAACGGCACGACATGCACCGTCGAACCAGTACGGCGGACCTTACAACGGAAGCATCCAAACAACGCAGGATATGCGGCTATACAATGCGATCTACGGGAATCGGATGCAAAAGGCGATCACCGAGGAGCAGCAGAAGATCTTCGCGGAAGAAATCTCGAAGATTATCAACGGAGGATGACATGGAGGACGAACTTCTCGAAATTTTGGGGCCGTTTGGCTATCCGATCATTCGGCAGGGCTCTCTCGCGCCTGGTGACGATTACCCGCCGACGTTTTTCACTTTTTGGAACAATTCGGACACAGAACAAAGCGCTTATGACAACGAGACACTTCTCGCAGTCGAGGCGTTCGATGTCAACGTGTACTCGAACGATCCGACAACGCTCTACACGCTACTCCAGCAGGCACGGGCCGCATTCAAGGCGGCGGGCTGGCAGACTCCCGACCGCGGGCACGACATCGCCAGCGACGAGCCTTCGCACCGAGGGCGCGGTTTCAGTGTAACTTATATCACAACAAATACAACACAGGAGGAAACAGCAAATGGCTGAGCAGCAGGTTTTTGAATTTCGCGGCGTCGACAAGCTCTTCTGCGCGGAAGTAACGCAGGACGACGCGGCGGGCTACCTTTGCGAAACTCCCTGGCAGCTGTCTCCGGTTGCGGAAATTGCGAAATCAACCGACAGCTCGAACGAGGCTCACTACTACGACAACAAGCCGTTGATCGTCGTGTCCTCGGAGAGCGCCGACACGATCACGCTCACGATTGCGCCGCCGACGCTCGCGATCCTTGCAAAGGTCACGGGCAAGGCGTTTGACGCAGAGACGGGCATGATGATCGACGGACCTCGCGCGACGAAGTATTTCGCGATCATGTACCGGACGAAGGGAACCGACGGCAATTACCGTTACGTTTCCAGACTCAAGGGAACTTTCAACATTCCGGAAGAGGATGTCTCGACCGAGAACGACGGAACCGACACGACGAATACGCAGCTTGTATTTACGGGCATCAACACCGAGCACGAATTCTCAAAGGGCGTTTACAAGAACGGCCAGTGGGAAGCAGCGAGCGCAAAGGGTGTTGTCGTAGATGAGCGCTATGGCCTCGCGGACGTTTCGGAGTTTTTCGACGCGATCCAGACTCCGGACAGCATCCAGGCAAGCGGAGCAAAGAAGGTTACGGGCGTATCGCTGAACAAGTCGACGACGACGCTCACAGCCGGAGGCGCTACCGAAACGCTTGTCGCTACGATCGCACCGGTAGACGCTACGAACCAGAACATCAACTGGAGCACGAGCGACGCAAATGTCGCACTCGTTGACGGCGTCGGAAAGGTAACACCGATTGCAGCAGGAGAGGCAACGATCACCGTGACAACGGTCGACGGCGGAAAGACCGCGACCTGCGTCGTTACGGTTACGTCAGAATAAGCTGGCAAGACGTTAAAGTCCATGATATACCCACACCGGGGCGGCGGGCGAAAGCCGCGCCGCCTTCGGTGTCAATGGGGATCATGGCAGCGGAATATCACGGACAAATTCGGAGGACAACATGGCAACATTGACACTGAACATTTACGGCAGCGGCAAGGAGAAAAACACTGTCATCAAGACATACACGGCGGACGGTTACGACCTGACGCTCGGCACCGTCGCGAAAATCTGCGACCTTGTAAAAGCCGACAATATGACCGACGAGAAGTCGATCGCAGTCGCGATCGCAAAGGGAGCTGGCGAGATCATGCCGCTTCTCAAGGACATTTTCGACGATGTGACGGACGAGGAGCTGGAGCGTGTGAAGATGAAGGAGCTCATGCTCCTGTTCGCACAGATCGCCCGGGAAAGCATAAAATCCGTTGACGTTTTGAAGAAGGGAAACTGAAACAGGGCGCGGTCTCGGTCTTTCAGGACCGGCGCCCGTTTAGCGACATCATTTTCGATGTCGTCGTGATGCTTTGCGACCGCTTCCCGGGCTGCGATCCGTTTAAGATCCGCAGGGAACGGGCGCTGGATGTATTCGAGGTTGTGGTCCTCTACACCAGGCACGCAAAGCACGAGAAAAAAACAAAGAACGGAAAGCAGATCATCAGGAAGCCCGCCGGGGATTCCTGGTTCTAAGATCCGGCGAGGAGGAAGCACGCAATGGCAAAAAATGAAAAAGTAACGACTGTATTTTCTGCCGACATAAAGGACCTGAAAAGCAAGATCCAGGAAGCAAACCGGAATATTAAGCTGGCAAACGCGGAATTCAAGGCGGCGGCCTCCTCAATGGACTTCATGGCAGACAGTGCGGAGGGCATCGAAAAGAAGCTCGAGCAGCTGAACAAGGTCTACAAGGCGCAAAACACGATCCTCGACGCATACAAGGAAGAGCTGGAGAAGATCGTCGCGGAGCAGGGTGAGAGCTCGGCAGCGGCCGACAATATGCGGATCAAGATTGCGAATCAGCAGGCAGCGGTCAACAAGACGGCGGCTGAGCTGGCAAGCTACGAGAAGAAGCTCGAAGGAACCGACGACGCGCTCGAAGATGTAACAGACGCTACCGAGGACATGACCGAGGAAACGAAGGACGCAAGCGAAGGCTTTACCGTCATGAAAGGCGTGCTTTCGGATCTCGCGTCGAAAGCGATCTCTGCGGTCGTTTCCGGGCTGAAAGACCTCGGCAAGGCAGCAATGGACGCCTGGAAAGACTTCGACGAAGGCGTCGACACGATCATCAAGAAAACGGGCCTCACCGGAGACGCCGCAAAGGAGATGGAGGAGAGCTTCGCGAACGTATCAAAGACGATCCTCGCGGACAGCTCCGCGATCGGCGGCGCGATGGGCGAACTTAACACGAGATTCGGCTACACAGGCAAGGAACTCGAGGACGCGACGGTTGCCTTCCTCAAGTTTTCCGAGGTTACCGGAGCAGATGCGACGGATGCGGTCGCGGACATCGCAAAGGCGCTCACTGCTGCGGGGAAGGATCTCGGCGATTATCAGCAGATACTCGACGCGCTGACGGTCGCATCGCAGAAGTCCGGCGTCAGCGTGACGAAGGTCGCGGACGGTCTCACGAAATACGGTGCCCAGACGCGAGCGCTCGGTCTCGACATCGACGAGGTGATCGCGCTATTCGCGCAGTTTGAACTCGCAGGCGTCAACACGGAAGCGGCGCTCGCCGGTCTCACGAAGGCGACCGGCATCTGGCAGAAATCCGGGCTTGATGCAGGCGAGGAGCTGACGAAAACGATCGAAGCAATCCGCACGGCAGGAGACGCAAGCAAGGCGGCGGAGATTGCAATCTCAGCATTCGGCAACAAGGCAGGCCCGGAGCTCGCGGACGCGATCTCGAGCGGAAGATTCGCCTTCGATGAATTCACGGCGGCCGTGAAAGACTCCGCCGGAGCGGTCGACAAGACCTTCGACGAGACGCAGGACGCGCCGGACAAGCTGGCGCTTGCAGTAAAAGGACTCAAGACCGACCTCGCGCAGACGACGAACGAGCTTCTGACGGAATTCGCTCCGGACATCGAAAGTGCGATTAAAAACATCGGCGAAGTGCTCAAAAACGACATCATCCCTGCGGTGAAGGACGTCATCACATGGGTTAAGGACAACAAGACAATGCTCCTCACGACGCTATCGTCGCTTGCAGCAGGTCTCGTCGCGCTTAACGTCGTGAAGATCATCACCGGAGCCGTTAAAGCGTTTAAGGCGTTCAAGGCAGCGCAGGAAGGCGCGACGGTCGCGCAGTGGCTCCTGAATACAGCCATGAGCGCAAACCCGATCGGCCTCATTGTCGCAGCGATCGCGGCGCTGGTCGCAGCATTTGTCGTTTTGTGGAATAAATCCGAAGCATTCCGGAACTTTTTCATCGGGATGTGGGAAGCGATCAAGGAAACGGTCGGCGCGATCCTCGACGGCATCGTCTCGTTTTTCTCGGCGGCATGGGATGGCATAACGGCCGTTTGGGATGCCGTGAGCGGCTATTTCTCCGCGATATGGGATGGAATCAAGGCCGTTTTTAGCGTCGTGGGCGACTACTTCAAGGCAGTTTTCGAAACGGCGTGGAACTACATCAAATTCGTGTGGGATACCGTCGTAAACTACTTTAAGCTGATATGGGAAGGCATCAAGACCGTTTTCGAGGTCGTAAAGAAGGTTCTCTCAGGCGACTTCGAAGGCGCATGGGATGCGATCAAGGGCCTGTGGGATAAAGTCGTGGGCTTCTTCGAAGGCATCTGGGAAGGAATCAAGGGCGTTTTCGAGCCCGTCGGATCCTTCTTCAAGGGCGTTTTTGAAAGCGCGAAAGAGATCATCTCGAACATTTGGGATAGTGTCTCGAGTATCGTCAAGGCTCCGATCAACTTCCTTATTGACGGCCTTAACAGCTTTATAAAGACCGTGAACAAGATCCAGATTCCCGACTGGGTGCCCGGCGTCGGCGGAAAAGGCATCAACCTTCCGCTGATTCCGAAGCTCGCTCGAGGCGGAATCCTGAAAGCCGGAGAGATCGGTCTCCTCGAAGGATCCGGAGCCGAGGCCGTCGTTCCGCTTGAGAACAACAGGGCGTGGATCTCCGCAGTCGCAGCAGCTCTTCGTGGAGCGCTGCAGAGCGAGGGCGTCCTGGCAGCTGCCGGAGGCGGCGCTGTTGTAAATAACTACAATTTCAACCAGGTAAACAACAGCCCGAAGGCGCTCGACCGGTTGCAGATCTACCGCGACACGCAGAACCTGATGAACCTCACGAAGGGAGCGAACGGATGAGCAGCATCAAGATCAAAGCAACAAACCGCTATGGAACAACCCTCCAACTCACGCAGCAGGCCGCTTATACGGTGGCGCAGGTCTCCGGACTTACGCCGCCGGAAGGAGCGGTCTATACGAGCGAACTCGCGACGAAGGACGGATCCTTCTACAGCGCGAGCCGTTCACAGAATAGGGAGATCGTTCTTCAGATATACCCGCAGGAGCACATCGAGGCTTCACGTCTCGCGCTCTATAACGTTTTTAAGATCGCAAAATGGGTGCAGCTGGAGCTGCAGACAGGCTCGCGTCATGTAACGATCGAGGGCTGGGTGCAGTCAATGCAGGGCGACCTCTACGAGAACCCGCAATTCCTGCAGATCTCGGTCCTGTGCCCGGATCCGTTCTTCGAGGACGTCACGACAACGACGACGGCGGTCACGACAGCCGGAACGGCGGCAACGGTCAGCAACGCAGGCGACGAGGAAGCAGGCGCGGTTTTCACGCTCACGGCTTCAGGAGCCGTATCGAATCCGATCATCTACAACACGACGACCGGGCAGTCGTTCGGGCTGGATCTCGACCTCGCTTCCGGCGACACGGTGGCGATCGACACCAGACGCGGATCCCTGCGGGCGACAAAGACGCACAACGGCACCGAGACGAACGTCATCAACGCGATGGCCAGCGGCTCGACCTGGCTCAAATTGCAGCCGGGAAACAATAGCATCAGTTTTAACGCGGAAAGCGGCAGCGCGGCTCTTTCGCTCTCTGTCGCGTTTACTCCGATCTATGAGGGCCTGTAAATGCTGACAAACGACACGATTTTTTACCTGCTCGACGCGAATCTCGACATCCTGGCGGCGATCGACCTTTATCAAAGCGCGATCTTCACGCGGCGTTATCAGGAAGCGGGAGACTTCGAGCTCTATATCCCGGCATCGCAGGAGATGTTCGACCTGCTGCAGGCGACGAGCTTCGTCGCGCGGGCAGACGACACGACATGCTGCGGGATCCTCGAGAAGCTCACGATCGAGCAGAGCGCGGAAAACGGCGACTTCCTGATCGCAAGCGGCCCGGATCTTTCGGCGCTGCTCGACCGTCGCATCGTATGGCGACAGACGACTTACAGCGGCGGCGCGGAGAAGATCATCCGAAACCTTGTGCAGCAGGCATTCATCGAGCCGGAGATCGTAGCGCGGACCGTCTCGAACTTCGGACTGGCAGCGGAGATCGGAATCGCGCAGAAGCTCCGCGTGCAGTACACCGGCGATTATGTCGGCGAGAGCATCGCGGCAATCTGCAAAACGATCAAATGCGGCTACCGAGTAAACCTCGACATGCTGCAGAAAAAGTTTATTTTTGAGCTGTATCAGGGCGTCGACAGGAGCTACAATCAGAACACGAACCCTTACGTCGTATTCTCGAGCAATTTCGAGAACCTGCTCGCGTCGACATACAGCCAGGACAACGCGACGAGCAAGAACGTCGCGCAGGTCGCCGGAGAAGGACAGGGAAACGAGCGCATCAAGGTGAGCGTGGGAACCGCGACCGGCATCAGCAGGCGCGAGACGTTCGTCAACGCGCAGCAGACCAGCGCAAACGGCGGAGAGCTCGATCTGGCGACTTACGAGTCCGTCCTGCGGGAATCCGGCACGCAGTCGCTCGCGGAGATGATCCCGACCGAAGAGATCGAGGGCGAGATCGTGCCGAATTATAACTACACGCTCGGTGAGGATTTCTTTTTGGGAGACATCGTCGAGGTCGTAAACGACTACGGTCAGCAGATGTCGCCGAGGGTGACGGAAGTCATCGAAAACTGGGCGACAGACGGTTATACTTGCATCCCGACCTTCGGATCGGACGACGAATAAAAAAGTCGTCAAGCATATTTCATTTTCTTCCCCTTATCAAGGGAAAAGCGGCCTCACCCCGGGCCGCTTTTCTCATGTTAAAATCAGCATCTGTCAGTAAAAGCACGCGGAAACCCGCATAAAACAAGGAAAAATGCGGTGCCTTTTAATCAAGGTGTCGCGGGTTCGAATCCCGCGTGCTTCAAACAAGGAAAAACAGGCGGAAACCTCGGTGATTCGGGGCTTCCGCCGTTTTTGTTTTGGGCTCGAATAGGCTCGAGACGGCTCCGTTACTGTCAGTAAAAAATCAGTAAAAAGCGGAATCCGTCAGTAAAGATGTCAGTAAAAATCAAGGAATGATGGCGTCGAGTTTTCCGCGAAGATCCTCGCGCTCGTCATCCAGATGCGCATATATCTCGAGGATCATCTTCGTGCTGCTATGTCCGAGCAGGACGGCGGCCTGCTTCAGCGTAACGCCGGAGTAATAGAGCATCGTCGCGTAATTATGCCGGAAGATGTGCGCGGTCAGCGTCGGAGACTCGAGTTTTTCCGTGATATGACGCCAAAAGCGAATATACACCGTTTTCGAGACATCCGGGAAAAGCAGGTCCTCGGGATCCGCGCCGGACGATGTACGGACATTGTACCACACGCTCACGCGGTCAACGCAGGACGCAGGCAGCGGCACCGTGCGGATAGAAGTGTCATTTTTCGGGCAGCTGCGCACGATGGGAGAGTTTTCCGGGAAAACGACGACCTGGCGGACGCGGATCTCCCGCGTGACGAGATCGACGTCTCGCATCCGGAGCCCGAGAGCCTCTTCGCGGCGCAGCCCGCAGCCGTACAGAATGAAAACAAACGCGTTTTCTCGGTCCGTAAAGGGAGCAGAACGCAGTTTTTCGCGCTCTGACGCACGGAGAGCCCGTTTTTCGGCTTTTCGGCGCTTTGGTGGTAAAGTTACACCTTCGCACGGATTGCGGGCGAAAATGGCGTCGTTTTGCGCGTTTTTGCATACCTGCCGAAGAAGGCAGACCATGATCTCCGCTGTCCGACGTTTATCGGAGAGCCGGTTCACGGCTCGCTGGATCCCGGCAGCGGTCAGATCGCGCAGCTTCACGCCTTCGAAGAGCGGCTCGATCTGGTACCGGATGCATTTTTCGTACATCGCCCGCGTGTTTTCTGACCGGCTCGCCTTGTAAAGATCCACAAAGTCGCGGCAATAGTCAGCAACGAACACATTCCCGGCGATCCGGTTCTCGGCCGCCTTCTTTCCGTCGCGGATCTTCGCCTCAAGCTCCGCGACCGTGCGCCCGTACACGGTCCGCATGATCCGTTTCCCGTTTTTGTCATAGCCGATTCGGTATTGATAGCAGTATAAGCCGTCTTTCCGGCGTGAATATTTCGCCATAGAATCACCTCCTCCGCTACTGCTTCGAGCGCTTCAGGAGCTCCAAATATTGCCGGAGCAGGTCCTTCTGCGCAGGATCCAGCTGCTCAACCTCGATTAGCAGATCCCGATCGACATCTCTCGCGACGTATTCGTTCGCGGATTTCTCCCGGCTTACGTCATAACCCATTAACCAGACTTCAGAGACGCCGAGCGCCTCGCTCATAACAAGTAGTTTGTCCTGCGAAGGAATCACGCGGCCGGTGACGTACATCGAGAGATTTGCTTTCGTAAATACGATGTTGTATTTCCTGGCGATCGGAACGCACATATCCAGAATGTCTTTTTGCCGGAGCCCGCGCTCCGTCATCAATTCCCGCAATCTTGCGGCTGTATTCGATTTCTTCATGCAATCACCCCCTTCGCGCTTATCATACCATAAAAACAAAAAAGATTAAACCGTTTTACAAAAGTATAACAAGATTTAACTTTTCGTATTGACAACCGTTTTTTGCTGTGGTATTTTTTGAGTGTAGTTTAACGCATTAAACCGAAAGGAGGAAACAAACATGCCGAACGAAACATACGACTACAGCCGACTGATTGGCCGAATTGTCGAGGTTTTCCGCACGAGATCCAGCTTCGGCGCTGCTATGGGCTGGTCAAACGTAACGCTCACGCAGAAAATCAAGGGCCGACATTGGTGGAGGCAGGACGAGATCAGTCTCGCCTGCGAGCTGCTGAACATCGGAGACGAGGAAATCGGCGCTTATTTTTTCGTAAAAAAGTCTAACGCATAAAACCGAAGGAGGCGCGACATGTACGAAAAACGGTTTATGAAGATCTCCGAGCTCGTCAAGATGGGGCTTCCGGAGAAAATCCTCTATGAGATCTGTCACACTCCGGGGCAGAACATCGCCAGGCAATACACGAAACACGGGCACTGGTACATCGACACGACAAAACTCGAGAAAGAGCTCACACGGAGGGCGGAATGATGAACGAACGGAAAGAGATGTTTTTCTCAGGGCTGACGCTTGCGGCGCTTTTCATCGCCGTTCTGATCGTCGGGCTTAAGCTGGGGATTTCGATCGAGGAGACTCCCTTCGAGGAGATCCCGACCGTTACGGAGACGATCGCCTGCGGCTCGATCATCCCGATCGAGGAGAGCCCGGCAGCGGCGGAACGTGCGGCATTGACGGAAGCGGCGACGAACACACCAACGCCGAAGCCGACCGCGACGAAGGCTCCGACACCGACACCGAAGCCGACAAACACGGCGACACCGGCACCGACCAGCACGCCGAAGCCGACGAAAACACCGACACCGAAGCCGACAAAGGCACCGGTCAAGACCGGAACCGTCGGAACAAAGAAGGTTCCGACAGGCGGGCACGATTGGAAACCTTACGCACGGCACACGGCAATCACCGCGAAGAGCTCTCCGCAGTACAAGCTGCAGAAGATCGCGAAAACCGACTCGAACGGGCTCCGTTATGTCACGGACAAAAATGAGATCAAGCGCTACTGCGTCGCGCTGCCGGTCTATTGGGCAGGCGGAAGCACGAGCGACATCGGGCGCTGCTTCGACGTAAAGATGGCGAACGGCGAGGTCCTGCACTGCGTACTCGGAGACGTGAAGAAGCTCGAACACAGTCAGAAGGGCGAGGGAAAATTCGGAGCGCACGGCGAGCTGCTGGAGTTTCAGGTCGAGCAGGACAAGCTCCCGGAGATCGTCAGGAAATCCGGCGATATTTCACGCCTGGGCGGAGCATTTGAAGGCGAAGCGGTCGAGATTACGGTCCTGAACTACTACATCGCCGGATTCGGAGGCTGACATGGAAGAGGACAAATTCCGACTCGCTCCGCAGAAATGCCCATGCAAGGACTGCGAGGACAGACACTACGGATGTCACACGCGGCTATGTCCGCACGGCTGGTGGGAATGGGATCAGTACATGATCAAGCGCCGCGAGGAGATCAACAAGGAGCGGCAGGACATGACAAATTACAAGATATACAGGCGCGACGTCATGGCAAAGATGAAGAGCCGCGGACGGTCGCATGCGTACAACAAGAAGCAGAGAGGAGAGCGGTGAAGCTATGGGCAGATGGTATGGATGGCGGCGCGGATCCGCAACAGGCAGCGGCAAGAAATACGGGAACCGCAAGGTCGCAACCGAGGACGGAACCTTCGACAGCGTGAAGGAAGCCAGGAGGAACGCCGAGCTGCAGCTGCTGGCAGCGGCCGGAGAGATCCGCAATCTGCAGAGACAGGTCCGCTTCGAGCTGATTCCGGCACAACGGGAGCCGGACACGGTCGGCCCGCGCGGAGGCGTGCATCCGGGGAAGGTCATCGAGAAGGCTTGCGAGTATATCGCAGATTTTTACTACATCGACGCGGACGGAAACGCGGTCGTCGAGGATACGAAGGGATTCCGAACGAAGGACTACATCATCAAGCGGAAGCTCATGCTCTATGTGCACGGGATCCGCATCAGGGAATTATAGGAGGATGACATCATGGACGAGAAAAAGAAGAACGAGAACGGCCTGCCGATGAGCGACTTCGAGATCGCGCAGAGCTGGCGGCTGGCAAAGGACAAAGAGGAGCAGATCAAGGTCCTTGCGAACCTCAACTGCTGCGACACGGCGAAGATCCGGGCGCGGCTGTGGTATGCAAAGGAACCCGGGAGCATCGGTCCGCTCGAGATCATGGCAGCGGCGGAGAAGCTACTCAGCACCGAGAGCAAGTGCAACAGCTTCGGGTTCCTTCGGAACTATCTCAAAAGCTGGGCGGGCTACTCCGGCAAGGAAGCGAAAAAGATCTTTAAGGACTGGATGCACAGACCGTGGGGCACCGAGGAGATGGAGGCGTGGAACGTCGAGGAGACGATGAAGGCAGCGGCGCAGGCGCTCGATCAGAAGAGAGTCGAGCAGCAGGAGCCGAAGAAGGTCTCGATCGCGGCAGCATATACGCAGTTTTCGGAGCTCGAGATCGCGGCCGAGATGGAGGCGCTGCGGCTTTACCGGGAAAAGCTCCTCGACAGTCTCGACGAGGCGAATCACTCGATCGACGCGCTGATGAAGGATCTCGACCTTTTCTATGCGGAACGCGACAAATACAACGAGCAGCTGCAGCTTCTCGACGCGGTCGAGAAGAAGATCAAAGGAGGGCAACATGGCAAGGCTTAAGCTGAAAGCGGAAGGACGGAGCCAGGAGCTCGTTCTGGCATACCTGGAGGAGAACGCGAGCGAGGATCTCGCGCAGAAGATCAACGAAGGCAACCGCACGATGGCGGACTGCTGGGGCTACATCACCGGCAGGGCAAGGAACAAGGCAAAAGGGAACAGCGTCGCGATCGAGGACGCGGAGGTTTACGGCTGGGCCGTGCATTTCTTCGAGGAGAGCAACGGAGACCTCAAGCGCGAGTCGGATGCGGAAGCATCGGCAGCGGCGCAGAGACGCAACGAGGAGAACAAGCGACGCGCAGCGGAAGCGGCTCGCAAGCAGAAAGAGAAGGAAGAGGCGGAAAAGAAGCTCGCGGAGGAAGCAGAACGGGCACGCCTGCAGAAGGAGAAGGAAAAGGCAGAGGCAGCGGCAAAGAAGGCAGCAGAGGCCGAGGAGAAGCGCAAGCAGAAGGAATTCGAGCAGACAGGAGCCGTTAAAGGACAGACGTCGCTCTTCGATTTTTTCGGATTGGAGGACTAAATGGCCGAATTATTCGACGACAACGGCAGCGGCAAGTTTACGCCGAACGCGATGCCGCTCGACGAGCTCCCGATCCCGCGCGTTCTCGAGGACTGGATGCGGACGCATCCGCCGACCAACTACTGCGGCGGAGTATTTAACTGCTATTCGTTTACATATCCGAAGGCGATGATCGTCGTCGCTGAGACGTTCGAGGCACCGGACGGCCAGGACCTCATGCTGCGCTGGTTCTCATTCCGGAACACGAAAAGCAAGGGCTTCGAGATTACCGAAGTGATGCGCAAGAGCCCGTCGGAGGATTACGCTTACCACCGCAACATGTATTACCGGACGCTCTGCGGCTGGCAGACGGTATATAGAGACGAGGAGAAGGTCACGCGCGGCGGATATTACGGCTATAACTACACGCTATGGCAAAAGGAATGGTTCAACAAATGGCAGCCGGTGCCTTTGAAGAACGCGCCGGGGCTTTCGGCCTACTGGATCAACCCGGAGCTGGTCCTGACGATCCCGCGCTACAAGTACAGCGGCTGGACGCCGAAAAGTCATCTTTCCGTCATCCAGTACCTGCAGCAATACAACCTGAACAACGGCGTCGAGTTTTTCGGGAAGCTCGGGATCATGCCGACGAAGGGCCTCATTTCAAAGGCAACGAAAGACGGCAATTTCCGCCGGTTCCTGCGCGACAACGCAAAGCAGGCGGCAACGTTCGGCGCGACCGTCACGCTGTACGCATACAAGCACAAATGCGCATTTGATGACGCTTACGAGGAGATCAACAGCAAGGCGCGAGCGTCAAGGCATATCAACGACGGATGCCGGGAAGCGAGAGACATCCCGAAGAACATCGACCGGCGCCGTATATGGGAATATGCCGAGACGGTCGGATCCCGCAGCTATAACGACTATCTGGCAGCGGTCAAATACCTTCAGCTCGACCTCACGGACACGAAAGTGATCTTCCCTCACGATTTCAAGCGGATGCACGACCTGCGCATCAATGAGGCCGCTGCACTCAAGGGCCAGCGCGACGCGAAGGCTGCGGAGGAGTACGCGGCGAAGTTTGCGGCAGCGGCGAAGGATTACGCCTTCGCGAACTACTGCAAGCCCGGCGACGCGTTCATCATCGCGATTCCGGTCGCAAAGAATCAGCTTGTCGCGGAAGGCGACGCTTTGCATCACTGCGTCGGCAAAATGGGCTACGACAACCGGATGATCGCAGGAACGAGCTTCATCGCATTTCTGCGCAAGGCAGCGGAACCTGAAACGCCTTTTGTGACTATCGAGTTTAACCTCGAAAAGACGAAGATCGTGCAGATCTACGGCACGCACGACCACAAGCCTGAGCAGGACGTCATCGACTGGGCGGAAAAATGGGCGAAAAAGGTCGCGAAGATCATCCAGAAGGTCAGGAAGGCGTACACCGAGGAACTGCTCGCCGGAGAAAAGAAACACGCAACGATTTATGAGATCATCCGCGAGATGAAGCTCACGGCATGAGGAAAGAGGGAATCATGGCAGGATTTACGAAAGAACAGGCAGCGGAGGCGCTGAAAGCGCTCCGGAGCATCTGCGCAAGGCAGCCGGACGGTTACAGAGGATGCAAGCGGTGCCCGATGCATGACTGGTGCGGCACGGTCGCGCCTTCCGGCATCACAGACGATGACATCGAATATTTCGCCGATTTGGCAGTAAAGGAGGCGGGAAAATGAAGATCTACATCGCAGGACCGATCTCCGGAACGGAGGACTTCGAGGAGCGGTTCCGCAAGGCGGAGACTGAGATCTGCAGAAAAGGACACGAGCCCGTGAACCCGCTCGAGATTCGGCTCCTGATCGCGACGACCGGCGAGACGGCGATCAGTTACGGCAACATCATGAACATCTGCAAGGCGCTCCTCGGAGCTTGCGACGCGGTCTATATGATGCCGGGCTGGCAGCGGTCGAACGGAGCCAGGATCGAGCACGCGGAAGCGATCAACCGAGGGCTTAAGTTTTACGCGAGCATCGACGCGATTCCGGAGACGGCAGCGGCAAGAGAAGAACACAAAAAGAACAGGCGGGAGTGAACATGGACGAAAACGGTGAAAGAAAGTATAGCAAGATGTACTGGTGGATCAAGCTCCAGGAGGACTTTTTCGACACGAAGGAGATGAAGAAGCTCCGGCGCATCGCAGGCGGCGCGGTTTACCAGCTGATTTACTTAAAAATGCAGCTAATAGCGATGAAGAACTGCGGGCGGATCTACTTCGATGGCATCGAGGAGACATTTGCTGACGAGATCGCGCTCACGCTTGACGAGACGCCGGAGGACGTACAAGCGACGCTCGTTCTGCTCGAGAGGATGGGGCTCGTCAAGAAGATGAGCGACGACACGATATACCTTCCGGAGGCGGAAAAAAACACCGGAAGCGAGACAAAATGGGCAGGAAAAAAGCGGGATTACAGAAGAGCGGTTGCAGCGAAAAAAGCAAAGGCGATCGAGGAGAAAAAGACAACAAAAGAGGACAATGTCCGCGATATGTCCTCGACCTGTCCGACAGAGATAGAGTTAGAGATAGAGTTAGATAAAGAACTCTCCCTATCGGGAGAGAGTAACGCGCCCGCGCCCGCGCGTGAGAGCGTAACGCAAGACGAGATGGTGATCTTCCTCGGCGAATACGGGAACGTCATCATGAAACCGGAGGAATTTCTGCAGCTGCAGGATGCCTTCCCGAACGACTACAAGGAACGCATCGACAACCTCAGCCGCTACATGAAAAGCAAGGGCGTGAATTATGACGACCATTACGCAACAATCATGAAGTGGGCGATCGAGGACGCGAAGAAGGCGAAGCGCGGCAGCGGCGGATCCTCGAACGCATTCAGCAACTACGAAGGCCAGAGGGAATACACGCGCGAGGAATACGACGAGCTGGAGCTCAGGATGCGGCAGCGGCGGACCGGAGATCCGGAGAAAGGTGACACATGACCGCGTTCAATTTCAACTGGCATTATATCGACGACCTGCAGAAAAAGAAGCGCGGGAGGCCGCGTATATATCCACACGAAGTGACAAGGCGAGACTATCAGCACGAATATTACATGCGCGTCACGAAGAAGAAACGCGCGGAAAGGAGAAAACATGATTGACGAGGCGAAACAGAGAAACATTTTGCAGGACACGATCGACAGGCTGAAGAAGATCGACGAGGCAGCGGATGCGGCAATCCAGGAGCGCGAGCAGCGCATCCGCGACCTGCGCATCCAGGTCGACGCGGTCCGAAAGAGCATCGACGAAAAGGAGGAGAACGACATGGACGACGAGAGAGCAGGAAAGATTCGCGAGACGCTGCGGATGTTTCGCGATATCTGCAGGGAGAAGAACAAGCCCGAGATGCCGTGCGCCGGGTGTCCGCTTTGGAGCGTATGCGGCACGCTTCCGGGAAGCCTTGACGACGCTACGATCGAGGACACGGCGGCGGACGTCGCGATCTATTATGGCGAGAAGGAGGCAGAAGATGGCGAAAGCATATAGATGCGACATTTGCGGTAAGTTTTACGAAAAGACAGAAGATACTGTCGACCAGCGAATAAAATTGACGCTTGCGGTTGCAAAATGCGCAGATGTCAAAATCGACATTTGCGACGGATGCTATGAGTACATGGTGAAGTATATCGGCATGGAAGAGAAGGCATATTGGCCGGAGGCAAAGAAAGAACTTGTTACACCTTCGAAGCAGAAGGAGGCAGCGGATGCTGAAAACGCTATACCGGTGCAACCCGGAACTGAATGAGACATGCAACAAGATAAACTGCGGCGTCTGGTGCACGATGACATCACGCCAGGAATGCAGCGACGACAGCCGCGAGCTGACGGACGACGAGATCCTCGAGGAAGAGAGGAAGATCCGGAACAACCTCGGAGATCCGCTATTCATGCGAAAGGAGAAGGAGCAATGAGTTTATACCTTTGCGATCCGGCAAAGAATAAGAGCTGCCGGAAAACAGCATGCTACGGGCGAGGCGGTCCGTGTTTCATGACGACAGACGAAGCAGCCAGCGCCGACGGGAACGAGCTCACAGACAACGAGATCGACGCGATGGAGAGGATGCTCAACATGCGCCTGCAGCTGGAGAAGAAACGGCTCCGCCGGAAGATCCGGCGCAAGGCAAGAGAGGAGGCGAACGGATGAAATACTTCTGCGACAAATACGGCAAGGAATGCCCGAACACAACGCCGCAGGCACAGAGCTATAACTGTGACGCATGGGATCCGCGCGAATTCCTGGCGGACAAGACCTGCAGGCACGCGCTCACGGTCGACAACATGGAAATTGCAAAGCAGCAATGGCTCGCTGCGCAGAAAATCGGACCAAAAAAGAAGCGGAGGATCGAGACGCCGGAACGCCCGGAGCCGCAGCCGGTCATCATAAACAAGGCCGGAGAGATCGACGCGAAGCAGACGGCAATCCTGCAGCGGCTGGAGCTGATGCAGAGGCAGACGGCAGCGGCGGAGAAGCTCGCTGCGGTGGCCGAGAGAATCGCGGAAACGTTCGAGAAGGTAGAAGCGGAAATTAGGGACATCGCCGATCATTTCGGCTTACAGATGGCGAAAATCATCGACACGCTGGAACCGGTCGCGCGGATGTTCGGAGACGATGAGGAGGGCTACGATGAATAGAAACATCCCGAAGTTTTACGTTTGCGAGGAGATGCAGAAACTGCGCGACGGACTCGACGAGAGAAAGATCCCGTGGAAAGACTTAACAGACAAAGACGCTTTGTGGA